TCGATCATACTCAACAATTCGTTCTCTTAAAGTATCATCGTCCTCTTCATCCAAACCGCCTGTAACAGCTTCCTCATTTGTAACAGAGATTATTTCATCGAGCAGTTCTCCTGTCTCATCTCCAGTATGTAATACGATCGTATTTACTCCAACATTGCTTGCAGATCCTCCTTCTGCTGCCTCAATTGGAATCTTTGCATTTCCAAGAGAATCGACCGTAACTTCCTCTGTTGTTACAAAATCTATCGTATTTCCTTCGTCATCTGCTTCTGTAGAAAAACCATATCCTAAAGGAATAACAAGACCGGCTTTTGCTGTAACAGTCACATATCCTGTTGCATTTACCGATTCTCTTCGTACAAGACCTCTTCCATCAGCGTGGTAATCCAATAGGTAAGATTCTTCACAGGTTACCGGCGAAAGACTTTTCAATACTTCCACAAGCACATATTCTTTTAGCTCTGCTATCTCAATCGCTGTCGGACGTGTAAAATCCCAAGGAAAACCGCCTTCGGATTTATCAATATCTTCTGGAAGATTGCTAAGCATCTTTTCATGGATTTCCTCTTCACTCGAATTATTCAAGAAATCTGGCAATTCTAGTTCTTCTGCTTCCAATGCCATTTTTAGACCACCTCACTTTCAAATTGTGTCTGTATTTCTATATCTCCATCAATACCCTGCACCTGTACTGTTACAAGACAATGTTCTGCTTCCCATTGAAACATAATATTCCCAACGTACAAAGTTCTTTCGGACGGATCAGCCATCAATGCTTCTTCGATTTCTCTTTGTAAAATGCTTTCTGCCTCTTCACGGC